TTATAATGTAGCATACATAACTCCTACTTATAAACTTGCTAAAACATTCTTTGAGAAACTTACGCAGGTTATTCCATTTGAAAACAATAAGTCGGACCTGATAATATCATTCCCTACTAAAGGTTCAGTTGAGTTTTTTACCGGAGAAAGATTAGATAATTTAAGAGGTCGCAAATTTCACTTTGTAGTTATTGATGAGGCTTCATTTATTCCTAACCTTGAAGATGGTTGGCTAAACTCAATAAGACCTACTTTGACAGATTATAAAGGTAGGGCATTGTTTGTCAGCACGCCTAAAGGGAAAAACTATTTCTATTCGCTATTCATGAAAGGAGGCGAAGATTGGCAGTCATTTAAATTCTCTACTTACGATAATCCTTATATTGACAAAGATGAGATTGATGATGCACGAAGGCAACTTCCTGAAGCAGTATTTGAGCAGGAATATATGGCGAATCCAATGGAGAACGCAGCGAATCCATTCGGAACTAATAAAATAACTGAATGTATTAAGCCTATCTCAAACTTACCTGCTGCTTACTACGGAATAGATTTAGCTAAGTCATTTGACTGGACTGTTATAGTAGGACTTGATATTAACGGAAACGTATCTTATTTCAATAGATTCCAAAAGGATTGGAAGCAGACAAAGGAAACGATATTAACTATTGACAGAAGTAAACCTGTTATGATAGATAGCACAGGCGTAGGAGATGCTATTACTGAGGACCTACAAAAGAACTTTAATTCAATGCACGGATTTAAATATACATCTACATCAAAGCAACAATTGATGGAATTATTATCCTCATCTATCCACAATAATCAAATAGCTTTCCCTGAAGGTCCTATAAAAGATGAATTAGATGTTTTTGAATACCAATACACAGCTACAGGAGTTAGATACAATGCTCCTACTGGATACCACGATGATTGTGTGAACGCTTTAGCACTTGCAGTAAAGTGTAAAAATGAACACAAATATTCAGGCGTTTATAGATATATCTAATACATATTTAAAACTTATCATAGAATTAACCACTAAAAAGTATATTATATAGTATGAAATTAACGATTAAACAATTTCAACAAATTAACGAGATTAACAAAACGACCATTGATGACTTAGATAAGTCAATTATGTTTGTTCAGGTTCTTACCGGAAAGTCAGAATTTGAAGTTAATAGAATGAAAGTAAAGAAGTTCAATAGATTATGTGCTGATGTTCTGAAGGCTTTTGAATCTATGATGGTGGACCTAAACAAAGGGAAGCCAGAGAATCTTATTAAAGCAAACGGAAGGTGGTATTGGATTAACTATGATGTATCAAAGTTAGATGCAGGCAGGTATGTTGAAACTGCTACGTTTGGAGTTGACTTATTAGATAATCTGCACAAGCTAATGGCTACGATGGTAGTTCCAATGAAGTGGACATGGAAAGGATTAAAGCCTTTAGAATACGATGCTATGAATCATGAGGAGATTGCAGATGATATGTTACAAGCAGATTTTAAACATTGTTATCATTCAGCGGTTTTTTTTTACGCTCTTTTCAAGAACTCAATTCTAAGTTTGGAGTCCTATTTAATGGATCAGACGGAGAAGAAGGAGGAACTGAAAAGAGCAATGACGAATTTCAGAAATCTTTCGGATGGATTTATAATGCCAAACTCGTATCAGAATTTGAATTTATCAGTTTAGATTCAGTTTGGAAATTACCAGTGATTCAGTTCTTAAATGATTTGACTTACTTAAAATTAAAATTAGAATGGGATGCCAACGAGCTTAGGAAAAGCACAGCAAGACGCAATAAGTAGCGGTTTCTTAGATAGAGTAGGAGGCGACAAGTTTGAAATATTTGTTGCCATTAATTTATTAGAGCAATATGGTGTTGAATTTGCTAAGGTATTAGCTGAGAATATAAGAAAGAAAGGGATAGTTTCATCAGGTGCTTTGGCTGATAATATCTTTCCATCTATGAGCCAAGATAGAAAAACATTAACTATCAAGATGTTGGATTATTACGATTTTATAAATCAGGGTGTTCAGGGTGTAAGAAATTCAAGAAACGCTTCAGGTAGTCCTTATAAATTTAAGAACTACGGAATGAACGCTGAAGGGCGTAAGAGTATAAAGAAATATATTGAATCAGGTAAGGCAAAGGTAAGTAACACAGTAAACGATAAAGCGAGGGGAATAGGATTAGAAAAGAAATCTTTGATAGATAGAAAAGTAGATAATTTAATATACATGATTAAAAAGTATGGTATTAAAAAGACAAACTACTTTACTGATACTATTACAAGCGTATTCGCTGACTTTGAGGCACAGATGGGAGAGGCTTTAGGATTAGATGTTAAGATAAATTTAGAATCGTTAAATAAAAAGAAATATTAGTATGTCAGTTACGTTAATTAATCCAGCAGCATATTCATCAATTCAGGATGATTTATGGACTATAGCAAGTTCTACAGCCAGTGGACAAACAGATTTTAAGTTTGTTTTTGATGTTTATAGTGGAACAGATCAATTAGTAAGATGCAAAGTATATCCTGATCCTTCTAATGGAAAAGGTTATTTTAATGCTGGATCAGTAGTAAGAAATGAAGTTGATTATAGTTGGTTTATACCAGTAAATGGAACGAGCAATTTTTTATATACAGCAAATAATAAAGTAAAACAAACATATGATATAAGAGTAGGTGAAGATTATTCTGGAATAACCACATTGAATTTAGCAAGTGGAAGTATAACAGCATATAATTATGCTCCAGCTTTATTTAAAAGAGGACAAACTAAAATAAATTCATTTTTAAATAAATGGCTTACTAATAGACCATTATCTGCTAAATGTGATTTTGAAAGTAAATTATTAATACCTTTTTATACAAATTCAGTTCAAGCAAGTGGAACTTCTACTTTGCAAGTTTCAATAAATGGCGGAAGTTTTAGTACAGCATCTACTGCAAATCAAACTTTTGCGACTTCGCAAGGAGAAGAATTTTATCAATTAAATATTGGTCCTAAAGCTATTAATACAGCAAAAGGATCTACTGTTATAACAGAAAATACAGAATATTACGATGTAAGAATTATTACATCTGTTGGAGGATCTTTTAGCAATTTTAGAGTTTATTTAGATTGTAATCCTACATATACACCATACAATCTTTATTTTATTAATCAATATGGAATGTTTGATACAGCTTGTTTTAATCTTGTTTCTAAATTATCATTAGATGTAGAGAGAAAGTCATATACTAAGGTTAATAAAAAATTTGGAACTTCATCAGTTGCATTTTATGATTCAAATAATGTTTATTATCAATCTAAAATAAATCATTCAAATAAAATCAATTGGACTTATAAATTAACAATGGATTTTATGACTGATGCAGAATATGTTTGGTTATCTGAATTACTAATGAGTAGAACAATATACATTGATATTGAAAATAATTATTATCCGGTAACGATTAAGAATACTAATTACGAGTATATTAAACACAATGTGCAAGGGTTAAGAGTATTAGAATTAGATATTGAATTAAATCAAGAACGTTACGGATTTCAAAAATAGATTATGATAAGATTATTTATAGAAAATCAAGAATTAGATGTTGATAATAGTTTAAGTCATCAAATAACTTATGCAATAGATGATTTAAAGAATTTAGATGCTAAAGCTACATCATTTAGCAAGACGTTAATAATACCAGGAACTGCTAATAACAATAAACTATTCGGTAATATATTTGAATTTTCAAATAGCAATTTTAATTCTGATGGTCCTAACGTAGGATATAATTTTAATGCTTCTAAATCTGCAAAAGTATTACTTCAATCTGATAGATTAACTATAATTAAGGGAGTTCTTAGATTACTTGAAATAATTATTGATGGAGAATCTATAGAATATGAGGTTGCTATATTTGGTGAGTTAGGAGGATTTATAAATGCTTTAGGAAATAAAAAACTTGAAGATTTAGATTTTAATTATTGGTATCAACATACATATAATACTACATATATTGAAAACAGTTGGACATTACCTAAAACATTTTCTGTAAATCTTGGTATAGGTAGTTTAACATTTTTTAATAAATATCTTTACATATATGGATGGAATTTTGATCAATTAGAATCAGGAGATTCAATAGTGATAACAGGGACTTCAGGAGGAACAAATAATGGAACTTATGTTATTGATAATGTAACTTATGATGCAAATGAAGGTAAAACTATCATTGTAATAACTACATCTTTTCCTACAGGACAAAATACAAATGGAACAGTAGCAGTAACTAAAAAAGGTTATGGATATTATTATCCATTAATTGATTATGGAAATCAATCTACCAATAAAAAAGATTATCAATATAAAACATTTAGACCATCTTTTTTTATTAAAGAATATATTACTAAAATAATAAAACAAGCTGGTTATACATGGAGTTCAAATTTCTTTAAAACTGATTTTTTTAATAGATTAATAATTCCACATAATGATAAATTACTTTATAGAAATAATGTAACAAGTTATGGAAATGCAATTAATACATCAGGTCAAGTTACAAATATTGTTCCACAAGGTCAAATAGCTTATACTCCAGTTTCTTTTGATAGTTATTCATTATTGTATTTTAATGTAACTCCATCTCCATATAATTATAAATTTACTGCTACAGTTGATTTGAATGTTAATATAAATGGTTCATTATTATTAACTTTTAAAAATTCTACAATAGTAAGAACAAAATTAATTCTTAGAAAAACAACATCTACAGGAAATACAGATATTGATTTATTCTTATTTCCAGTAGATAATTTATATTATAGCCTTTATACAGTAAATATAAATACTATCCAATCATTGTCAGCTAATGAATCATTTACTATTATTGTTCAAACTTATGTTAATAGTGTTATAGGATATCAAATGGCTATTAATTCTGCAAATATAACAATAGATAAATCTCCTTCAAGTGCTATTGAATATCAATTAAATGATGTGATAAATGTAAATGATGCAATACCAAGAAACATACTTCAAAAAGATTTTTTTACATCAATAATGAAGATGTTTAACTTAATGGTTACTGAAGATAAATTGATTGAAAAAAGATTAAATATTGAACCATGGGTAGATTTTTATGATTTAGATAGAACAACTTATATAGATTGGACTACAAAAATAGATAGATCAAATGTGATCAAAATAAAACCAATGTCTGAAATTAATGCCCGTTATTATAATTTCAAGTTTAAATCTGATTCTGATTATTATAATGAACTTTATAAGAAAAAATACAATGAAGGATATGGAGATAGAACATTTGATAATCAATTAGAATTTGCAAAAGAATCATCATCAAGCGAAGTTATATTTTCTGCAAGTCCTTTAGTTGGTTGGAGTGGAGAAGATAAAATACTTCCGGTTATTTTTAAATGGGATGGAGTTACAAAAGGAGTAAATGAGGAAGCGATTTCTTCTAATATTAGAATAATGCAGATTAAAAAAATAACAGGAGTTTCATCATGGATAATAAAAAATGGATCAACCTCATTATTAACTACTACTCAATATGGTTATGCAGGACATTTTGATAGTCCTGATGCTCCTAACGCAGATATAAATTTTGGAGCAACTAATGAACTTTACTTTACTTTAGTTACAGGTGGACTTCAAAATAATATGTTTAATGCTTATTATAGTTCATATATGGCAGAGATTACAGATAAAGATTCACGATTAGTAACTGCAAAGATTAAATTAACTGAGCAAGATATATTTAATCTTGACTTTGGTAAGTTCATTTTTGTAGATGGTGTTTTATATAGATTACAAAGAATTATTGATTATAGTGCAGGAGATATCTGCACAGTTGAATTATTAAGAGTTATTTATACACAATATTAAAATATGGCAAAGACAGTTATAGCGTTAGAAGCAACGATGAACGCTTCAGGTGCAGAAGGTAGCGTTAAATCATTAAAAGCACAATTAAGGGAAGCGCAGGCAGAGGTTGCTACGATGGCTGATAAGTTTGGATTAACTTCAGATGCAGCACAGAAGGCAGCAAAGAAAGCAGCAGAGTTAAAAGATGCTATTGGTGATGCAAAACTATTAACAGACGCTTTTAATCCTGATGCCAAGTTCAAATCATTCAGCAATGCTATTAGTGGTGTTGTCGGTGGATTTTCTGCTTTACAAGGTGCTCAAGCTTTATTTGGAGACCAGTCAGAAGATTTGGCTAAGACATTAGCTAAAGTTCAGGGAGCAATGGCTTTAAGTCAAGGTATCAATAGCGTATTGGAGGCTAAGGATGCTTTCAAAGTTCTAAGTGGAGTTATCAAAACAAATGTAGTTACTTCATTAACAACATTAAGAGGTGCTTTAATAGCTACAGGAATAGGTGCATTAGCAGTTGGAGTTGGTTTATTAGTTGCTAATTTTGATAAAGTAAAAGAAGCAGTATTAAACTTTATTCCAGGATTAAAAAGTGTTACTGATTATGTAGGTAAACTTATAAATAAAATTACTGATTTTATAGGAGTAACAAGTGATGCTAAAAGAGCACAAGAATCATTTATAAAAGATACTGAGAAACAAATTAAAAAGACAAATGAGTTTTTAGATTCTCAGGGATATAAATATGATGAATTTACACAAAGAAAAATAAAAGCAAATTTAGAATATAAGCAACATGCAATAGAAATAGCAAAGGATGAAAGTAAAACTGAACAAGAAAAACAAGCATTATTAAAAGCATATAGAGATAAGGCTGATTATGAAATAAAACAAGCAGATGCAGATAGATTAGTAAAACAACAAGAAAATCTTAATAAAAAACAAAAACAAATAGATGATGCTGCTGCAGTTGAAAAAAAGAAAAGAGAAGAAGCTGCTGAAAAAAGAAGGCAAGACGATATTGCATTTAATGAAAAAATGCTTAATACAGAAAATGAATTAGGAAAAGCAAGAGAAGATAGGCAAATAGCAAATGCAAATAATTTTAATAATACGCTTAAATTATTAGGAGAAAATAGAAGTCAAAATGAAATAGCAGAGGCAAATAGGAGAGTAGCAAATGCAGAAGCAGAAACTATAATGAAAAGGCAATTAATATCAATTTATGCAGATGCCTTAGGTTCTCTTTCTCAATTAGTTGGTGCTCAAACAGCAGTAGGTAAAGGATTAGCAATAGCACAAATAGCAATTGGAACTGCAACGGGTTATATACAAGGATTAGAGATTGCTCAAAAATCAGCAAAGGCAACAGGTCCTGCAGCGGCATTTGCTTTTCCAATATTTTATGCTACTCAGATTGCAGCAGTTTTAGGTGCAGCAGCAAAAGCTAAATCTGTTTTATCAGGGGTTAAGGGTGGTGGGAATTTAAATCTTCCTTCTCCTCCTCCTATGCCTACTACAGCTGCTCCTATCGGTCCACAAATGGGAGCAACAGCATTACAACAGGCACAGATTAATGCAGCAGGTAGTGCAGCAGTTCAAGCCTTTGTTTTAGAATCTGATGTATCAGGGAATCAAGAAAGAATTGAAAGATTAAATAGGGCAGCAAGGATAAAGTAATTAAATCACAAAAAGTATATTATATAATATGAAACTTCCAGTTTACGAATTAAAAATAAGCGAAAATCTCAATGATGATTCAGAGGTTAGCTATGTTGCTTTAGTAGATGCTCCTGCCATACAGAAGGATTTCTTAGCTTTCAAAGAGGAATTTATTAATCCATCTAATGGAGAGCATAAAGATGAGTTTTTACCAAGGTGCATAAAGTACGTAATAGATGAAGGAAAGCCATCTGAACAAGCTGTAGCCATTTGTAATTCATTATGGGATGAGCATTTCGCAGGAGTTAAAGTAAGTATTGATTACGATGATACATTGTCAACTGATAGAGGTAAATCATTAGCAAAGCGATTAATTTCTAATGGAGATACTGTTTATATCATATCTGCAAGGCAAGATAAGGAAGGGATGTTATCAGTTGCTAAAGAATTGGGAATACCTGAATCAAGAGTTTATGCTACCGGAAGCAATAAGGCAAAGATTGAAAAGATTAAAGAATTAGGAATAGCTAAACATCATGATAATAATGCTGATGTAGTTAAAGAATTGGGTTCAATAGGCGTTAAATTCTTTCAATCATTTCAGATAATCAGCGAAGATGAACATATTATATCAGGTCCTTTAATGGTGGCAGATATGCCTATCTATCGTAACAATGAAAAGTTTGGAGAGCATTACGTTACTTTCTCTGCTGAAACTATCAGACAAATAGCTATCAAGTTTGCTAAAAAGAAGTATCAGAATCACGTTAATTTAATGCACGATCCTTCAATGATTATAGACGGATGTACAATGTTTGAATCTTTTATCGTAGATAAGAAAAGAGGAATTATGCCAATGCAAGGATTTGAAGATATTGCTGATGGTTCATGGTTTGGCTCTTTTTATGTAGAGAATCCTGAAGTATGGAAGAATATTAAAGATGGTTTTTTAAAGGGTTTTTCAGTAGAAGGAATGTTTGATTACGATGAACCAACAAAGACATTAACACCTGAAGAACAAGCACTTAAGAAAATATCGGAACTTTTAAATGTAATTATTTAACCAAAAGTATATTATATAGTATGACACCAAAAGAAATCATAGAAAAATTAAGATTGACATTCAGTGAATTAGTCAATAATGCAGATGCTCCTGTTATGGATCCAAATGCTTCTGAAATGATTGTGCCTACAATCGCTAAATTAAAAGATGGTACTGAAGTTGAAATTTCAGAATTGTCAGTTGGTGGAATTGTTACCATTCAAGGACAACCTGCTCCTGTTGGAGATCATGAGTTGGAAGATGGAACTGTTATCTCTGTTGGAGATAATGGAGCAATTACTGCTATCGTTCCTGCTCCTTCTGCTCCTTCAATGGTTGAAGATATGGGTAAGAAGCAAAAAATGGAAGAATTATTTGAGACTTTTCAATCTACTACTAACGAAAAGTTTGCATCTTACGAAGCTAAATTTGCTGACTACGAAGCTAAACTTAAAAAAGCTACAAAGGTAATTGAAGGACTTTTGAACTTAACTCAAACTCTTGCAGAAACTCCTACAGGTGTTGCTGATCCAATAGTAAAAACAACAAACAATTTTAAAGAAGAAAAAACAGATAAAAACTATTCTGTTCTATTCAATTAATTAACAAATAAAAATTAAATAAAATGGCTTTATCATTTACAGGCTTAAGTTCATATACTAAACAACTTGTTCAGCCTTTGTTGACTTCGGCAGTAATCGGAGCAAAAACTCAAAAACTTATCATGGATAATGGTATAGTTTTGACTGGTGTAAAAGGACCTACTGCACTTCCTATCATGGACACAGATGCAGTATTTGCAAGTCAATCTTGTACTTTTGACGCTTCAGGTACTACTTCTTTTTCTCAAAGAACACTTGTTCCTGGAAAGATTAAAGTAGAAGAAAAAATTTGTCCTAAAGATTTGGAGGCTTACTACACAATGGAGGCTTTAAGAGCAGGTTCTACTTACGAAGATTTCGGTAATGCTGATTTTGCTGCTGCTTATCTTGCTAAGAAAAATGCTCGTATTGCTGCTCAATTAGAAACTGCAATATGGCAGGGAGATTCAGGTAGTGGTACTGCTAACTTGAATAAATTTAACGGACTTCAAAAATTGATTGCTGCAGGTTCTCCGATAGATGCAAATGCTTCAGGTTACACAGGGATCACTGGTTCTGCTGTAGCAACTGTAACTGCTTCTAACGTTATTGCTTGTACTGAAGGTATCTACAAAGCTATTCCTGCTGAGGTTATGGCTAAGGGAGATGTTAGAATCTTCGTGGGTTACGATTGGTTTAGATTGTTAGTATTGGCTTACAGAGCATTAAATATGTTCTCTTACAATCCACAAGATGCTAACTTTGAAGGTTTTATCTTACCAGGTACTAACGTTAAAATTGAGCCTGTAAATGGTTTGAATGGAACAGGAGATGCTTACGCTATCAGCCTTTCTAACATGGCTATCGGAGTTGATTTAGAAGCTGAAGAAACTAACTACAAATTGTGGTATAGCGAAGATAATAATGACGTTAGATTCCGTGCAGAATTTAAAGTAGGGGTGGATCTAGCCTTTGTAAGTGAAGCGGTTAAGTTCATCGCAGCTATCTAATTAAATAATAATCTTTAACTTAAAAGGGTGGTGCAATAAACACCACCTTTTTTTTAAACTAAAATATATGGCATGTGTAATAAATGCAGGATACGTAATTGACTGCAGAGAAAATATAGGAGGAATCCAAGCAATATGGGTGACAGAGTCAGCCAATCTATTAAATGCTTCAGGTAATAGTACAATAATTGATTCTTCAGGAACTGTTACTGCTATGACTAAAGCATCAGGTAAAAAATTCTATAAGTTTGAAGTTCCTCGTGGAACTGCTGTAGCTTCTACAAATATGACAGGTTCTTTAGAGAATGGTAGCGTTTACTATACTCATGAAGTAAGTTTCCCTATCAATTCAAGAACAGCAACAGTAAGAAATATCATTACCACATTAGCAAAGAATCGTTTGAACTTTGTTACTCTTGAAATGGATGGAGTTTATAGAATGTATGGTAAAGGATATGGCTTATTCATGGATTCTGCAGAAAATTCAAGTGGAACTGCTCCTGGAGATCGTAATGGAGCAATGCTTAAATTCTCATCTATGGAAACTGAAGATTTCTTAGTAGTAAGTTCAGCAGTAGCAGCAGCGTTAGAAACGCCAGGTACTTAATAAATAAAAATAAATATTAAGCCTCCGACCGATTAAAAAGTCGGAGGTTTTTTAATAACTATGATTGTAATAACTAAAGGAGAATACAAAAATATTTACTTTACAGGGACTGAATCAGCATTGCTGAGCAATCCCTATTTTTTATTTATTTTTACCAATAGAGTTACGCAAGAAGTAGTTAAATTTGTAGTAACTAATACAAGTGCTACTTTAAGGTATGATGTTTTTACTTTAGATGTAGATAGCATTTTTTTAAATAGTGAAACTGGTATGTGGACTTATCAAATCTATGAACAATTAAGTTCTACTAATACTGATCCAACAGGATTGAATATGGTTGAGGATGGATATATGTATCTAAATTCAGCTATAGTATTTGAACCTACAACATATAACGAACAATCAAACACATTTATCACTTACAATGGATAACTACAAACATATAGTTCTTCAGTTTGACCAAGCACAGCAGCCAAGATTTACTGAAAAGAAATCTAAGGGTTATGTAGAATTTGGAGAGCTAAATAATTATCCCGAATATTTGTTAGGACTTTATAATGAATCTCCTAAGCATGGAGCAATCATTAAAGGCAAATGCAATTATATCTATGGGAAGGGATTTGAAGTTCCAGGTTCAGCCAATGGTAAGGATAGTTGGAACGATGTAATGAAGAAGTGCATTAAGGACGATGAGTTATATCGTGGGTTTTATTTGCAAGTTATATGGAACAGAATGAAGCAAGTGAGTGAGGTTTATCATTTAGAGTTTCATAAAGTAAGGGTAAGCAAAGATTTAACTAAGTATTTCGTTAAAGACAATTGGTCTGACTTTAAGGAAAAACCTCGTGAATATGATGCTTTCAATGTAAACAATCCTACAGGAAGTCAGATTTATTATTACAAAGAATACAATCCTACTTCAGATATTTATCCTTTGCCTTCATATTTTCAGGGTTTAAATTATATAGAATCAGATATAGAGATTTCAAGGCACATACTTGGGAACGCTAAAAAGCAATGGGTTGCTAATAAACTCGTTAATTTAAATAATGGCGATCCAATAGGAGAAGAAAATAAGGGAGAAGTAGAAAGAGGATTATTAAAGAAATTCACAGGAGATTCAGGTAGTAGGGTTGTTATTATGTTCAATAAGAGCAAAGATAATGCTGCTGACATATTAGACTTGGGTACAACAACGCTTACAAAGGAGGATTTTACTAATGTAAATAACCTCGTTCAGCAAGAAATATTTGCTTCGCATCAGGTAACAAGTCCATCTTTATTTGGTATAAAAACAGAAGGTCAGTTAGGAAGCAGGAATGAGATTAGAGATGCTTATGAAATCTTTAATAATACATACGTTCAGGAAAGGCAATCAGAGATGGAAAGCATCTTTACTAAATTTAGAAATCTTAAAGGTGAGAAAGGTGAATTTAATATCGTTCCTGTAGAACCATTAAAGTTTGAATTTACTGAAAATATCATAGCTGCTAATCTTACTCAAAATGAGATTCGTGAATTAATGGGTAAAGAACCATTACAAGCAGGTCAGGTTACTTCAGATGGTCAGGTAGTAGTTGTTAATCCTGAAACTGAAAAAGTAGTTAAGCCTTCAGAAGTTCAGCCTGTACCAATGAACGAATCATTAAAGAATCTTTCCGGTAGGCAATATCAGAATGTAATGCGTATAGTTAGGCAGTTCGCAAACGGCAAACTAAATAAACAGCAGGCTTCTTTGATGCTTAAGAATGGATTCGGATTTAATGATTCTGATGTAGATACTTTCTTAGGGGTTGATAATGATCCTTTAACTGATGATGAGATTTCAAAGTTCAGTATGGACCATGATGAGTTATTACTACAGGAATTTAGTTTAGTAGGCGAAGGTCGTTTAAACTATGAAATATTAGAAACTAAATCTTTCAAAGATTATCAAGAGTTTGCAGATAGTCCTCTAACGCAATTAGAAGCCGATGTATTGAGTTTAATTACAAAGGATGGACTAAGTACGCCTGAAGTAATTGCAAAGACATTAAAGCGCTCTAAAAGCGATGTAGAAGATATCATTTCCAAACTATTGGAAAGAAAGATAATTACTGAAAAAAAAACGATAGTCGGAACTGATGTACAAATTGAAAGGATTCCTAATAAAACTGTATCTGAACTACCTGGAAAGGATAGTAATGTTACTGATATTCTTGTAAGATATTCTTACGAAGGTCCACAGGATAGTAGAAACAGACCATTTTGTGCAAAGTTGATGCAGTTAGATAGATTCTATTCAAGACAAGATATAGAGAAAATAAGCGAAAGAGTTGGTTATTCAGTATGGGATAGAAGGGGTGGATGGTTTACTCAGCCTGATGGGGAACACAGACCATATTGCAGGCACATTTGGATGGTTAATATAGTTAAAAGAAAAGCATAATGAGCAAAAATATATTATTTATAACTGAACAAACTTTCAAAGAAAGAACAGGAGCATCTAATAATATAGACGGAAAACAGATATTCCCAATGGTTAAGGTAGCAGGAGATATGTTTATTCAGCCTGTTTTAGGAAGTACGCTTTATAAAAGATTACAATTAGGAGTTGTTAATGGAGATTTAAATCCTTATGAAATAGTATTAATAGATGATTATATTACTGATACTTTGATTTGGTACACTATGAGCATGTTGCCAATGTCAATGGGTTATCAGTTATTTAGTAAAGGATTCTTACAGAAAACTTCCGATGATTCAGTTACGCCAAGCAGAGCAGATTTGGAATTGATTGAGCAGAAGTATAAATCAATGGCTGAATTTTACTCAAATAGAATGGTTAAATATCTGCAAGAGAATTATAAACTTTACTATGAGTATTTAAATTATGGAATGGGATTAGATGTAATATTTCCTGAAAAGAAAGTTTATACAAGTCCTATTTATTTAGGTGGTGCTGATGAGAATAAGCGTAGTTGGCTGAATCAATCTATCAGTTCAGGTTCAGGTGGTTCTACTTCTTTAAAAGTAGCTTATTATACTGCTGTAGGTGGAGAATCAAGTTTTGTAGTAAATTCTCTTTCTAATGCAATTGTTATATCTGCTTTTAGAAGTGGATTAAATAAAACAATAGTAAATACAACTACATCAGACACAGGTAAAATTCAAATTAATGATAAGGTAGTTACTTTACCTACTGGCGATATAGCTTATCCCGGTGAATTATTTACATTCTTATATAATTAATTTATGAGTAAAGGGTACAAAAAAGAGTATCTACAAAAAGTAAAAGAAAAGTTTAATGACTTACAAACAGCTAACAACAAGAATAACAAACCTACTGGAAAGTCATGCGATGATAAATACAGTAAAGTTTGCAAGTCCAATAGAATGGATAAATTGGGATAATCAGCCTGTTTTTCCTGCTGCTTTATTTGCTATAAATAATGGTTCTTTCAATTCAGGTCGTGAGCAAGTCTATACTATTACTTTTTGGTTCTTAGATAAGTCAGGCGTAGAAGGTGAATTTGAAACAGAGGTAACATCGGATCAACATTCTATTGCTGCTGATATTGTTAGTTTTTTAAGAATAAAAAAAAATCCATGGACTATTGTTGATTCTATTTCATGGGATGCAGTTTCAGAAAAATTTGAAGAATATCTTTCAGGTGTAACATTAACTTTAAACATAAATATAGTTTCAGATTATGATGCGTGTAATATACCGACTTAAGTTTTTGACAATTATTGTCTTGTCATTTTTTGTCTTGTCATCTAAAGGACAAGTTTATCAAGTAATGCCACAGTTTGGATATAAGTTTAACAGGATTTCAACTGATTCAACTTTGCATATCCCTTCATTTTGTGGAGTTCCTAATATTACAGATTACATTAAAAATGGAATGATAGCCATTGATACTTGTAATAATGTGTTATTTCAATGGACAAGGTCTAATGGATGGACACCAATTTCAACAGGTACTTATTTAGATACTACATCATTATCAAATAGAATTAACCAAAGAGTTAAATATACTGATACTGCTGCAATGTTATTACCTTATTTAAAGAAAACTGATACGCTTGCAATGCTATCAAGATATTTAAGGAAATCAGATACAGCATCATTATCAAATAGAATAAACTTAAAAGTCAATATATCTGATACTGCTGCAATGTTATTACCTTATTTAAAGAAAACTGATACGCTTGCAATGCTATCAAGATATTTAAGGAAATCAGATACAGCTTCCCTTTCAAATAGAATCAATTTAAAGCAAAATGTATTAGGTAGGTCTTATCCAATAAGAATAAATAATGACATTGTTTCAATTGCTCAAGCAGGTTATTTTACTAATGGGTATATTGATTCTTTTCAATTCAGAACGTTTTTAAGCAAAGTAGATACTATTTATAGAGAGTCTGGCAAAGATTCAATTTATATTTCTGCAAATGGACTTATTTATCAAATAAAAGATAGTGTAGGTGGAACATTATCAAGAGCAGTAGATACAATTCAAAGAGAATCAGGTAAAGATTCTATCATATTCACTATTTTAGGCAAAAGATATGCAATTAAAGATAGTACAGGAGTAGGTGGTGCTGCAACAAGATTAACAACTACAGTATATAATAATTCAGGTTCTACAATAACTAAAGGAAGTGTAATTTATATTAATGGAGCACATTCATCTAATTTACCAATAATAGCCTTAGCAAAGGCAGATAAAGAATCTACTTCTGCATATACTTACGGATTGGTAGAAACTGATATTCCTAATAATTCACAAGGAACAGTTATTCAAAATGGAGTTATTACAAATTTAAACTTGCCTACATCAACTTATACAGATGGACAAACTTTATATTTAAGTCCTACAGTTGCAGGAGGCTACACATTAACAAAGCCATTGGCTCCATATCATTATGTAGCTATTGGAACAATAACAAGGGCGCATCCAAATTTTGGAACTATACAAATAGCAATTAGAAATGGGTTTCAACTTGATGAACTTTCAGATGTTAAAATTGCTTTAGTTCCTTTAGATTCTACTATTTTACAATTTAGTAGAGTTGATTCATTATGGCATGATGTAAATCCTACAACTGCTATGGGCAATAGATTTGTAAAAAACATATCAAGAGTAGCAGGTAAGGATAGTATAATTTTCAATATTGGTTCTACAAGATATGCAATTAAAGATAGTACAGGAAGTGGAAATCCTGCTGGTAATAATGGGTATGTTCAGTTTAATAATTCAGGTTCTTTTGGTGGAGATTCATCTTTATATTGGAATAATACAAATAAGCGTTTAGGAATAGGAACAACACAACCTCAAAATAAATTTGATGTTATAAGTGGAAATGTATCAGGAGGTATGAATAGAGGATTATTTGAAACTGCATCATTCACAAAAAATGGTGATAATAAAGTAGGAATTTATAATGGAGGCAATTTTAACACAGGTGGTGCATCTATTACATTTGGGCATACTAAAAATACAAATTCAGCAGGATATTATCCAGGATTTGAGTTTCAAAATGGTAACGATTCAGTAAATCCTGAAAATTCATTCATGAGATATAATTATATTCAAAGAGATAATACAGGAGGAGTTGCAGGATATGTTGCTGATATAATGAGAATAAATGCAAATGGTTCAGTTGTAATAAATGGTGCAAGTGCATATGATGTATTTGGCAGTACTCCAAGATTAATAGTTGGTGATGATAATACAGGAGCTAATTTTGAAGTTTCAGGTAATGCTTATATACACAATGGATTAATAAGTAATTCAGAAGCAACAATTAATGGAGAATTATATACAAATGGAGCAAGAATAAAACATATAAGTTCTTTTCAAGATGATGGTAATGCAGATTATTATGTTCAATCAAATGACCATATACTAATAATTTATTTTTCAAATAATAATGTAAATATTCATTTACCAGAAAATCCTCCAGATGGTAGAGAAATAATTATAAAAGCATGGGGTTTTTTGGATGATTATTATACATCAATATATGCATCAGGAGATAATGAAATAGTTGTAGGAAATACTTATTATAATAGTACTCAACCAGTAGATATATTACATAATACAGAACCAAATTCAATGACTTTAATATATGATAATAGTATCGGAGATGGTGTTTGGTTTATATTAAACGGGCAAGTTCAATAAAAATAAAATATAAAAACAATATACAAATGGCTAAAATACAACCAATAGTATTTCCAATTAAAGGAACTGCAACAAATTTAGAATTAAAAGTTTTAGGATTTTCAATGGATGCTAAAACTGCTGACTTTTATTATCGTTTAACTTCTGATGGAGATTTGCATTTATTGAAAGCAGGTAAAGTTATTGATCAAGGAAACTTGACAATGACTAAAGAAGAATTTGCAGAATGGGGTGCAGATAATAATTACTGTATTCAATGGGCAGCTAACAAACTTGGTTTAACTTTAATTCCTTAAATATGTACAATTCACTTTCTAACTTTCTATTGATGATTCTCATCGGACTTATTGCTTTTATAGGTAAAGTCATTTATAATAAAATTGAGAAATTAATAGATGAGATAAGACAGATTATGATATCAGACATGGCTAATAAAAAAGATATTGAATCTTTAAAATTAACATCTGCAAATCATGAAAATAGAATTTTTAAACTTGAAAATATATAATATGAAAAGTAACAAAACAACTATCTTAGGAGCTGCTTTAGCAGTATTGGTAGCTATTCAGCCAATCATTGAGGGCACTGGTTATCATTTTGATAAAGAAACTATTAATAAACTTTTATTTGCAGGCTTATTAGCTGCCTTTGGTTATTTAACTAAGGATCATGATGTAACAGGAAAATCATAATGTATGCGATTATTTTTTGTATTTGTATGTTTATTGCTATCATCTTGCTATACACAGCAGAAAGCGACGAATCAGATTATTAAGGCTAATTCAAAGTTCCCTGAAGTAGTTGCTAAACAAACTGCTCTGTGGTATCCATGCAAGCCTATTAAATCCATTTCTGATTCATCTAAATACAAAGCATGGAAAAAGAAATTAGATGCTTTAAATAGCCTTAAAATTGATTCTGTGTTAATTACAGATACTTGCTATTTATTTGATACTATTGTCAAGAATAAACTTGTCACAGATTGCGAAATAATTGTGACTAAGTATAGAGAGATAATAAAATCTTTACCTGCTATTCATGATACTATCATAGAAATTGATTCAGCAAATGTATTTAATTTAACTTATCAGAGAGATTCTGCTCTATTGGATAAGTCCAAAATGGAGGTTAGATATAAAGTATTTCGTAAAATATCCATATTTTTATTTTTATTTATTGTAGCTTTATTATTGTTATATGCAAGTAAGCAAAAATTGTATTGATTTAATTAAGAAATTTGAAGGGTTAAGTTTGAAATCCTACAAGTGCCCGGCAGGACTTTGGACTTGTGGATATGGGAATACTCAGTGGGAAGATGGAACTAAAGTAAAAGAGAATCAAACTATAACACTTGAACGAGCAGAAAAACTACTAACGTTTTGGGTTAATAAATACGCTAATAATATAACAGTTAAATGCAACCAGAATCAATTTGATGCCATGGTTTCATTTGCCTATAATACCGGAATAGGTAATTTCAATACAAGTACATTAAAAAAGAAAGCAATTGTCAATCCTAATGATTCATCTATTAGAGATGAATTTATGAAGTGGGTTAATTCAAATGGAAAGCAATTATCAGGACTTGTGAAAAGGAGAGATGCAGAAGCAAATCTATACTTCAAAATATGAATCTAAAACAAGTTAGGACTAACAGAAAACGCTTATTTTTTGACATTGAGGTTTCAGCAAATATCGGGTTATTTTGGCAATCAGGATTTAAACTTAATATAGGTCCTGAAAGCATTATCAAAGAAAGGGCTATTATCTGTATATGTTACAAGTGGGAAGATTCAAAGGAAGTTCATTCTTTAGAATGGGATTCTAAGCAATGCGATAAAAAGATGCTTCAGAAGTTTATTCAGATTGCTAATACTGCTGATGAGTTAGTAGGACATAATGGCGATAAATTTGATTTAGCATGGATAAGAACACGATGTTTATTTCATCGCATTGATATGTTTCCAGGATATACTACAATAGATACTTTAAAAATAAGCCGGTCAAAGTTTAAATTCAATAGTAATAAGTTAGATTATATAGCTAAGTTTCTTGGTGTAGGAGAAAAGATAAAAACTGACTATGGTATGTGGAAGGACATTATGCTTAATAAGTGTAAAGTATCAATGTCTAAAATGGTAAAGTATTGTAAAATGGATGTGGTAGTTCTTGAAAAAGTTTACAAAGAATTATCAGTACACATTTTGTCAAAGGTTCATTACGGAGTTATCTTTGGACAGGATAGAGGATCATGTCCTGAATGTGGTTCTGATGATATTGTTAGAATGTGTAATAGAGTATCTGCTTCAGGAGTTAAAAAGATTCAGTATCAATGTAAAACCTGTAATAAATATCATACAAAAACTGACAAATGAGAAAGATAATAGAATCACTTTTAGCAGTATATCCAGTAAGTGAAAGAATAGCATTACTTGAAAGTTTATGTAAGCAATATCGTAGAGCAAATTCTATCAGGATAAATGCTAAACAAATGGGAAGGAAAGTAGATGAAGATAGACCTGACTTAGAAATCCTTAAAAATCATAACTAATGGATAAAGAATTAGAAGAACCTACACCGGAAGAAGTTGAAAAGGAAGAAGTACCTGAGTTAGATGTAGAATATACTACAAGGACTGATTATATCAGTTGTGCTTTCTATGCTATTTCTTCTGTTGAAGGACTTGATACAGGAATAATGACAAAAGAAGATGCTAAAAGAATTAAAAGAATAATGAGAAAATCTCTTAGGATAATTGATGACTGCATTAATGAGATGCACGATGAATTATTTGACGATGATGAAGATTAGAATTTCATAAAGTTTTCATGGTTTTAGGTTTTTGATTTTGATTGAAGCGGACTGATATTTTTATATCGGTCCTTTTTTTATCCTTTCTTAAATATATTTCTTTTTGTAATAACTCAATGTTTATAGTACTTTCAGCGAACTAAAAAAATTATTTTAAAATTATTTAAAAAAAGTTTCAAAAATATTTGTTTTGTAATCCTAATCTATATATCTTTGATTTATCAAACAAAAACAAATAACCATGACACGATCTAAAAAAACTTACAAACTTCATAATGTTCTACCTGCTTATACAGTTTCAGAATGGTTTGATTATTATAAAAATGGTGTTGAAAGAATTTATTCTACACCTGCTAATAAGAAAAAAGGACAAATGTGGGATGATTATATGACATTACTAAAAGACATAAAAATATTATTAAAAAAGAATAATGTAAAATTTATATAATTAACCAAAGACGTAGGGGTGCGACTAATCAACGCACAATTTTTTAATAATCAAAATCAAACAACATGAAAAAAATCGGATTTAAAATCGCCTTGCTTCTTATCCTATCAATCTTAGTAGGATCATTAATCGCACTTTCTCACATTTACTACATTATCTTTCACAATTAATCAAAACTAAAAATCAAAATCATGTCACAACAAACAGCCTGGGAAATACTCCTACAATCTATCAGAGAATCTTCAGCTACAGCAGATGAAAAAATATTAATTTTAAATTCTTTACAAAACTACTTAATCTCTAAAAACTAAACTATGTTAATCTTTTTAGGTATAATCGCAATCTTATCTACAACCTACTTAATCAAAATCCTTTATGACGAAAAAAAGAAAATTGATGAAGAAGAAGCACAGTTCACTGATACTTCTGTTACTAAGCGAATCAAAGAAAAGTATTCACAAACCAATTTATATAAAAACTAAAAATCAAAAATCATGCAAAAATCAGAATCAATTAAACACATCGCACAGGCACTTATCATTTTTCATGTCAAAGTTGACACAATTAAGAAAGATGCTAAAAATCCTTTCTTCAAATCAACTTACGCATCATTGAGCAATATCTTAGACGCTATTAATGAACCATTGATAGAATCAGATTTGACAGTATCTCAATTCCCTACTGGAGATAACGGATTAACTACTATTTTGATTCATGGTGCTTCCGGAGAATGGATACAATCAACTTACGAAATGAAACCAGTAAAGGATGATCCACAAGGCAGAGGCTCATGTATTACTTATCAACGTAGATATGCTTTAGCTTCAGTATTATCTTTAAACATTGATGAAGATGATGATGGAAACAAAGCTACTTATCCTACAGGAGGTCCTGATAAACAATCAGAAAAGCCGTGGCTAAATAAGAATAGTGATGAATTTGCTAAGGCTCATGCTTATATGCTTGACAAAGGAGATATCAATAAGATAAAAGCTAAGTATAAATTATCTAAAGAAGTTGAAACATTATTAACCACTAAATAAATAACCATGTTACCTACATTATCAAACGGATTAACTAAAACACAGATTAAAATAGTTGCTCAAAATTCAGTAAATGAATTGCTAAATAATGGCAATATCTTAGAAGCAGCTGAAATGATTTCAGTAATGGAAACCTTCATAAAAGAAGTAAGAGCATCAAAAGAATTTACTGATTACGTTAGGGATGAAGTATCTAAGAACGGAAAGGATATAACTAATGCTTCCGGAGCAAAGATTGAGTTAGCTGAAACAGGCATTAAATATGATTACTCTAAATGTGGAGATGATATATTAATAGATCTTGAAAAGCAGTTAGAATTAATAGAAATTGATATTGATCAACGTAAACAATTTCTTAAAACATTGCCTTTATCAGGTATTGAAATCGTAAATGAGGATGAAGTTACAAAGATTTATCCTCCAAGTAAACAAAGTAATTCATCTTATAAAATCACATTATGCAAGTAAATACATATATCGCAATAGAAAAAATAGCTTTGGATGAGTTTGTGACACGAAAGTTTTTTATAAACTATTTAAACATAGGCAAACATTCAGAATTAAAATTGGATAATATACCTTTAGGAACAATAAAACTTTGGAATCCTGATACTGATTCCTATGGTTACGAATCTTCGCTTAAACATTGTATAACATATTATGCAGATGAAGTAGAGATTATTAAAAAGTATCATCCTGAAGCAATTATATTACCTTTCATGAATCGTTTAGATAAACTTAAAAAAATACTTAAAGATGATTTGGATGTACCTGTTAGAAGATTCAGTTGGTTCTTATAGTAAAATAGTCTATGGAGTTACTGGAGATAGAGTGGCCATATTAAGATATGATAATCCATCTTTAGTACTCCATGAATCAGGGCATAAGTTTTACTGCATAAATAAAATATTAACTTATAAAAAAATAGATAAAGTAAAAGATGAAAAACCTAAAAACAAAAAAAGAGTTTAAGCCTAAGCCTTGGTTAAAGAAACCTGAAGAAGAAAAGGTTGTTATGGTATATGCTTATGTAAAAGCAAAGCATAAAGAAATAGCTGAAGATACTATCAAACAATTATTAAACAATCTTAAAAACTAAATCATGATATATAGAGATCATTTTCAAAATTATAAAAGATATACGATTCCAAAGGCTCAATTGATTATTGCAGATATACCTTATAATTTAGGTAATAATGCATATGCTTCTAATCCTGCATGGTATAAAGATGGAGATAATCAAAATGGAGAAAGTGAATTAGCTGGAAAATCATTTTTTGATACTGATGAAGATTTTAGACCTGCTGAATTTATGCACTTTTGCTCTACTATGTTAAAAGCTGAAAATAAAAAAATAAAAGTTGAAGGTGAATCAAGGCAAAAAAGTGAAGCTCCTTGCATGATTATATTTTGTGCTTTTGATCAGCAAATGTATTTAATTGAATTAGGAAAAAGATATGGATTAAATAATTATATAAATTTAGTTTTTAGAAAAAATTTCTCAGCTCAGGTATTAAAAGCTAATATGAAAATAGTTGGCAATTGTGAATATGGATTAGTATTATATCGTGATAGATTGCCTAAATTTAGAAATAATGGTAAAATGATTTTTAATTGTATTGACTGGCCAAGAGATAGTGAAAGCGAAAAAATACATCCTACACAAAAACCTATTGAATTATTAAAAACATTGATTTCTATTTTTACCGATGAAGGAGATGTTGTTATTGATCCATGTGCTGGAAGTGGATCTACCTTAATAGCAGCAGAAAGATTAAATAGAAAAGGATATGGTTTTGAAATAAAAAAAGAATTTTGGACAAAAGCAAATAAATGGTTAATGGAAGAAAAACAAAACAAAATTGATATTGAAAACTATGGATTTGCTAAATCTAAAATAGAAAAAACAACTCCAACTTTATGGAAATAATTTTTAAAATTTAAAATAATTAATTATGTTATGTGAAAAATGCTATTGCGAATTAGAAATGAATACTATAAAAAAAATAACTTCAAATGATGTTATAAATAAGGTTTGCGAAATTTACAAAGTCAGTCCTACTTTAGCTTTGGGAAAGTTCAGATGGAAAAATTTAGTAGAATGTAGGCAGATTATATCTCATATTTTAAGAAACGATAAATATTTAAGTATGAGTTACAAGTCAATAGGTTTTATGTTAGGCAGAAGGGATCATACAACTATAATACATTCTATCCAATCCATTGAAAATTACATTGATACTGAACCAGCTTTTAAAGAAAAAGTTATCAACATTTATAAATTAGTTTATGGTTCTGCTGATTATTTTAATAGATAATTAGTATATTTGATGACAATTTCATTACGAGGTCGCATCCGAAATGAAATTTATTTTCAATCCTTAAAGGGGTAATGTAGATGCGACTTACATTATCCCTTTTTTTATTTTATGGCAAAAGATCCAGCTTTTTTATTCTATCCTAATGATTGGATAGGTGGCACAATGGGAATGACATTTGAAGAAAAAGGTGCTTATATGGAACTCCTAATGATGCAGTTTAATCGTGGTCATATGACCTCTCATATGATTGGTCAAGTTGTTGGACAAGTTTGGGATAAAGTCAAGCACAAATTTATTCAAGATGATAAAAAACTATGGTTTAATGAACGATTAGATATAGAAATTAATAAAAGAAAAAACTTCACAAAGTCAAGAAGGAACAACATTTTAGGCAATAATCAATATACTAAAAATAAAGAAAATGAAAGTGGTCATATGACCTCTCATATGGAAAATGAAAATGAAAATGAAAATATAGATATAAATAAAAATAAAGGTAAATATTTCAAAAAAGAAGAAATTACCATATTACCTGAAAATTATATAATTAGTTCTATTCAACAAATTAAAATACAGAAGCAAAAAACAATAACTGTAAATCAGGTTAATGACCTATGGGAAGTATTTAAATCTCAATATCTTACAGGAGAGCAATATTATCATTCAGAGAATAAAGTTTACTTACATTTTGTAAATTGGATTAAAAATCAAAAATTTGAAACTAATGGAAAACCAACAACTGCAGAAGATAAATTCAACGCATACAAGGAATATGCAAATAGATACAGTTAAACAGGCTTTAGAAGGATTAAAGATATCAGAAGCATCTGATAAAGAACTTAGCCAAAAGTTTGGAATAGTTTACTGGATGATAGGATTAAGACCACAGCACTTTCCTACTGCTGAACAGGACCAATTCTTATTCAATTACATAAGAACTAATTATCCGAATAAGACAGTAAACGAACTAATAATAGCATTTGACAAAGCGATTAATGGACTTTTAGATATTGATGATATTAAATGCTATGATCAATTTACTTTAGAATACTTTTGCAGGATATTTAATTCTTATCGCAGATGGCTTAAAAACTTCTCAAATGAGAATATTAAACAACAAGAAATAAAAGCGTTACCAATGGCAGAAACTACAGAACAGGAAATGAAAGAAGATATTCAATACTATCTTAATTCAGATTTAAACATCAACTTTATTCCTCCTTACTTATTTGATTATTTAGAAAGGTTAGGAATGTATAAATTATCAAAACTTGAAAGAATTGCTATTTTTGATAAAGCAAAGGATTATAGAAAGCAACAATTGAAAGAGATAGCCAGTTCATTTAGCAAAGAAGATATTGCTAACTATAATTACTTTTGCCATAAGTTAGAAGTAGGATTTGATAAAGATAGTCAGGAATTATACAATCTTAAAAACTTAGCCAAGAAAATGGCTTTTATTGATTATGCAAAGAATAATAAACTTTAGTGGAGGGAAAACTTCTGCTTACATGACCATACATGAATATCATGAAGGAGATTTAGTTTTATTTTGCGATACAGGAAGGGAGCATCCAAAAACATATAAATTCATAAATGATTTTGAATCACATGAGAATATTCCAATTATTCGTTTATCTTATGATGGAGGATTTCGTGAATTATTAAATAGAACAAAACAGATACCTAATAATTTTAAAAGATTTTGTACTGTTGAATTAAAGATAAAAACTGCAAGAAGATATTTAAGAAGTTTAGGTTTAATTAAATATGAAAATATTATAGGTTTTAGATATGATGAACCATTAAGAGTTAAACGTAGAAAACAAATGTGGAAAGGAGTTATTGATAAATTTCCATTATTTGACAATAAAATAGATAAAAAAATTATAAATGATTACTGGAGCAAAAAAGAATACAATCTTGAAATACCTTCAATATTAGGAAATTGTACTTTATGCTTTATGAAAGGCAAAAATGCAATTATGTCTATTTTAGCAAGTTATCCAGAATTAGCTGAAGATTGGATTAAGGATGAAGAAAATAATAAAAATATAGGAAAAGGATATACTTATTTTAATGGAACTACTATAAAACAATTAAGAGATATTGCTCAAAATAATTTATTTAAAGATTACGATTTAAGCGAAATTAAACCTGCATTTGATTGTGCTTGTACTTCATAAATTATGCGAAAAACTATAACACTTCCAAAACTAAAAGCTAAAGCACAAACTGTCTTTAATGCTTTTATCCGGAACAGAGATAAAGATTTAGGATGTATTAGTTGTGGCTCTAAAATAGACCATGCAGGGCATTACTTCAGTTCAGGTCATTATTCTGCTTTGACATTTGATGAAGATAATGTACATGGGCAATGTCTAAAGTGCAATAACTATTTGCATGGGAATCTGATAATGTACAGGATAGGACTTGTAGAACGCTATGGAGATAAGTACGTTATTAAACTTGAAAGCAAGTCAAAGAATAAAGTTTATAAGTATAGTCGCGAAGAATTGCAAGATGTAATTTTGAAATATAAAAATAGTTGATATCTTTACTCAATCAAATGAGCAAATGTTCTCAATATATTGAGCAAATATACAATCACAAAAAGATTGCTGATTTAATCTCAAAGATTAAGCCTGATGAACTACAGGATGATTTAAGACAGGAAATGGCTTTGGCACTTTTATCTATTGACTGTAAGAAAATAATTAAGCTACAGAAAGAAAATAAGTTAATAGATTACACGATGAAGATGATTTGGTTAATGGGAACTTCATCAACTTCACCATTTTACACAGCATTTAAAAAGAAAAAAGAAATTAACTTTGATGAATATTATTCAATAAATACTACTAATCATATCTCAGATGTCAGCTATAAACTGGCAAATAAGATATTAAAAGAAAAGATTGATAAAGGTCCTAACGATGCTCATGAATCAATTATTTTTAATAAATACGTAGAATTTAATAGTTCAGTTAAAGTGGCTGAATACTTTAAGATTCCTAAAAGTCATGTATTTGCAGTAGTAAAAAAGACAAAGCAGGAATTAAAAAAAGCATTAAATAATTTATGATAACAGCATTAGCAGGTTTTTTATTTGCTTATTACTTTGTAAATGTTGCAGGGATTCCATCTGCAATAAAGAAAGGATTTTCAATGATGCCACATCAAAGAATAAAGCCATTTGATTGTGTTACCTGTCTTTCGGTATGGTCGGCAGTTGCATTCTATTTGTTGCCAATTGAAGTAAGTTATTTTGTAGCGATAATATTTGGAGCAGGATTCTTAGGAACTAAAATAAAATAAATGTCAGGATATAAAGAAATTGAAAAGAAGTTAGTATACGATATAGATTTTGATTATGTCAAGAAGATGGCTGAAAGGATGCAATTGAATAGGCATAAATATCCGGTAGGTAATTGGAAAAAACCTTTAGAAGTTGAGGATTTAAAACAAGCACTTCTAAGACATTGCATAGAAGTTATGAATGGTAACTATTCAGATGAGCAGGAATACGGTCATCTTGTAGCTTTAGGATGTAATGCTTTTATGATTATAGAACAACTAAAACAAAAAGAGAATGTTCAAATTAACAGATATACTGGATAAAATGTTAGCTGAGTACGGAGATAGATATACTGAGTTTATCGTTAGTCCTTTGAACTATGATAAGTTATCAATGGAGTTATCTGATGAATGTCCTATAGGAGAACTGTCTTATAAAGGATTAACCATTATTAAAATGGATGAAGTAGAGGATAATAAAATTCATATACGATGAGAATATTAGGATTAGGTCATAAAATGTCAGGCGTTACTCTACATAGGGTAACTTTGCCTTTGGCGTTTATGAACGATATAAAAGCTACTGTAACTGATATTCCTTCTATTGAACTTTTAGAAGAAGGTTGGGATATAATATTCTATAATCGTTTAAGTCCATTAGACAAAGATTGGGAAGAAGTTAGAAAGCAAATGACTTCTAAAATAGTTATGGATATAGATGATGATTGGGTTCTTCCTGCTAACCATCTTAACTATTACGATTATTTAGAACGTAAGCCTATCATTGAGAATAATTTTAAATACGCTGATTTAATTACCTGCACAAATGAAAACATAGCTGAAAGAGTTTATCCATTCAATAAAAACATTCAGATATTTCCAAACGCTTTGCCTTATGGTCATCATCAATTCACAGATGTAAAAAGAGAAGATGAAAGAGTTAGGATATTCTGGGCAGGTGGCGTTACTCATCAGCACGATTTAGAGATTCTTAAATATCCATTACAAAGATTAAAGCCATTAGCAAATAAAATAAAAATGGTTTTAGGAGGTTACAATGATACTGATCCAATAACTAAGTATTTGTGGGATCAGATGTTTAATTCTTTTACTTGTAATGGTCAATTGCCTTATACAAAACTACATTCTTTAGAACCTATTAACTATATGCAGCATTATGAATGGGCTGATATTATGTTAGTTCCTTTAGAGAATAGCAGGTGGCATTCTTGTAAATCAAATCTTAAACTACTTGAAGCAGCGAGTAAAAAAGTTCCTGTGATATGTTCAAAGGTGCAACCATATACTTTAGATATGTCTGCTCCTGTGCTTTGGGTAGAAAAACAATCAGATTGGTTTAAATATATAAAAGACCTAATTTTAAATCCTAATAAACGAATTGAATATGGCGAAAAAATCCACGAATGGGCAACAACAAACTACAACCTATTTGAAATCAACAAAGGAAGAAAACAAGCATTTGACAACATTGTCAAATCATAAACACTTCTATGATTTCTATATGTCTTGTGGAGAGATAGTAAACTTTCATCATCATATACAAAATGAAATATTAATAGCTTATAGAGAATTAGCTGAACCTAATTATCATTATCAGAATACCTGTCCGATATGTGTATTAGGGTTCTTAGTAAAAGTTTATACATGGTACAATCAAAATAATAAATAAATAAATATGGCACATAAAGAACAAATTGATTTCTGCAATTCAGTAAAAAACAAATATCCTGAATTATTTAATACTTGTAAAGTTTTAGATATAGGAAGTTTAGATATTAACGGAAATAATCGTTATTTATTTATTAATCCTTATTATACAGGAATAGATATAGGAGAAGGTAATAATGTTGATATAGTTTGCAGTGGTCATTTATTTAAAAGCAAAACTAAATTTGATATTATTATTACTACAGAATGTTTAGAGCATGATATACATTGGAAAGAAACATTATTAAATGCTTATAATTTATTAAGGAAAGGAGGATTATTAATAATGACTTGTGCAGCTCCTGGAAGGGAAGAACATGGTACATCTGAAAATCATGGCTTTGCATCTCCATTTACTAATGATTATTATCGTAATATTAGTGAAGAAGATTTTAAGCAAGTTTTTGAATTAGATAAATGCTTCAGTGAATACGAACTAAAAGAAGCACACGAAACAATGCACGATTTATATTTTTACGGAATTAAAGATATCAAGATATGAAAATAAGTCAGATTAAAAGCAATCCTAATAATCCAAGAATTATTAAGGATGATAAGTTTAAAAAACTATGCGAATCAATAAAGGCACTTCCAAAGATGATGGAGTTAAGACCTATCGTAGTAGATGATAACTTTATTGTTCAAGGTGGCAATATGAGATTGAAAGCATTAAATGAATTAGGATATAAGGATATTCCTGATACATGGATTAAACAAGCTAAAGATTTTAGCGAAGAAGAACTAAAAGAATTTATCATTAAAGATAATGTAGGATTCGGAGAGTGGGATTGGGATGACCTTGCTAATAACTGGGATGTAGATAAACTTGAAGAATGGGGATTGGATATTCCTAATTTTAAAATTGAAGATGAAAAAGAATTAAAAGATTTATCTGATAATATAAAATCTGAATTTAGAATAGAAATTATATGTAAAGATGAAATGGAACAAGAAACAACTTACAATAAACTAATAGAACAAAATTATCAATGCCGACTTTTAACATTATAAGAAAAACAAAGCCTAATAAATCATTTAGAGTAGCTTCAGTAATTGGAAAATTTGATTTACAAAATGAAGAAATAATTGAACAATTTGAAGGTAATATAGATTTACCAAATAATTGGCAAATAGGTTTAATTATTGGAAAAAGTGGAACAGGAAAAACAACAATAGCAAAAGAATTATTTCCTGAAGAATACATAACAAATTTTCAATATAGTCAAAATTGTATTTTGGATGATATGCCTAAAGATAAATCTGTTGAAGAAATAACAAATGCTTTTAATTCAGTTGGATTTAGTTCTCCTCCTTCATGGTTAAAGCCTTATTCAGTTTTAAGTAATGGGTAAAAAATGAGAGTTGATTTAGCGAATGCTATTTTATCTGATAAAGAATTATTTGTTTTTGATGAATTTACTTCAGTAGTAGATAGAAATGTTGCTCAAATAGGTTCTTTTGCTATGCAAAAAGCAATTAGAAAATCTAATAAAAAGTTTATAGCATTATCATGTCATTTTGATGTTCAAGATTGGTTATTACCTGATTGGATATTTAATACTGATACTATGACCTTTCAAAGTTTTGAAGGGCAAAAAAAAAATAGACCAGAAATTAAATTTGAAATATTCAATACAGCAGATAAAACAATTTGGAAAATGTTTGCTAAACACCACTATTTAAGTCATAGTCATAATAATGCAGCAAATGTATTTATTGCAATAATTAATAATCAAATTGCTGGATTTTTATCAGTAATACATTTGCCTAATATAGATAAGACAATTAAAAAAGTACATAGATTAGTAATTTTACCTGATTATCAAGGAGTAGGTTTTGGAATTAAATTATTAGAAGAAGTCGGAAAGATATATAAAAAAGAAAAGTGGAGATATACTATTACAACATCTTCGCCAAGTTTGATTTATGCATTAAAAAAATTAATTAATTGGAGATGTATGTCATTTGGAAGAGGTAGTGAACATAAAGGTTTAAAAGATATGAAAAAAACGGGTGCAACAAATAGATTAATTGGGTCATTTGAATTAAAATAAAGCACAATAAAAGCACATGGCAAAGAAAGACATTGAAAAGTATCAGATACAGAAAGGACAGGTATTAAATCCTAATGGCAGACCTAAGAAATACGTTACTCTACTAAAGGAAGCAGGATATAAAGTTTCTGAAGTAAATGATACTATACAGGTAATGATGGCAATGGACTTAGATGAATTAGGCGAAGTATTTAGAAATCCTAAAGCAACGGTCCTGGAAAGAACAATAGCTAACGCTATGCGTAAATCTTTGGAGAAAGGAAGCCTTTATTCACTTGAAACATTATTAACCAGAGTATACGGTAAGCCAAAAGAAACTGCTAACATAACACAGGATGGAAAGATAGAGGTTGTATTCGTTAAGGGTAAAACTATCCTGTAACGCATTTACTTGACAATTACGATACTTTAATTGCAAATTGATATCAATGTACTACTCAAACAATAAAACGCTTTAAATCGCTTTAAAATGGCTAACACAATATTATTATCAGTTTCAATAATATCTGCAGTATTATTACTAACTACAATTATCATAATTGATAAAACTTTAGGCAAAGATTACGATTCAGATAATGAGTGAGTATTATGAAGTAATATTAATGATAATGGATACTAAGAAGGAAATGTCTATCGGATTGTTATCTGATGAGATAACTACAAGGTATGTCATTAATCAACTTGCACAATTCAATCTGAATCCTAACCATATTTACTTCGCCAGGCATATTACACTACACAAATTGGAACGATAAAGTGCAATATGTTACACTTTTTGCAAGGTAAGATGTGCAATTAATGACAAGTTATGCATGAAAAATGTATAAAAATTCATGCATTATCGGGTATATTATAATAGGATTTTGTAGATTATTTTCCACTAAAAGACAGTTTTTGTAGAATATTTTCTACTATAATGTGATTTTTGTAACAAATTTATAGCAGTATTTGTTACAAAGTGAGGGTTGTTTTAGTTTAAATTTGTAATAAAGTGAGGGTTGAAAGTGTTATTATTTGTAACGATTTCAATTTTTTTATTTCAAATCTTTAATTTATATTTGTTAAAAAATAACATCATGGAAAAACAAACAAAGGAATTTGCACAGGGTATTATCTTCAAGAGAAATGACAATGCTCCTGACTGGGCTATCGGTAAGTTATCATTCAAAGTAGATGAGGCTATTAACTTTTTAAAATCTAAAGAAAAGAAAGGATGGGTTAATCTTGAAGTAAAGAAATCTAAAGAAGGTAAGTTCTACATTGAACTTGACACTTTTGAAGCGAAGGGTATTCATCCATCAATAATATCAAAACAAGTTAAATCTGAAACTGCAGATTTGCCATTCTAATATATTTAGGAATACCTCTCAGAATGGACTTCAAGTCATGCACAGGTTAAATGTCCTAATAACTCCGATTGATGTGGAGCTACTAAGTAGCCATTACTAACATCTGACCAAGTTGTCAGTACGAGAGTTTAAATCTCTCATCGGAGTATTTATAATTAAATAATTGTACTAATAGTAATCAAAATCAAATAAATTTAAACTTATGACATCAATAGAATGGTTTTACAATGAAATAAAACATATCATACCAAATGATTTTTTGGGCAAATTTGAACAAGCTAAAGAAATGCACAAGCAAGAGATAATAGATGCTTATGAAACAAGTCATATATCAATGATGACAAGTGAACAATATTATAATGAAACCTTTAATAACAATTAAAAAATAAATAATGCGTATTGAACTTCCAGAACCACATATTAACCAACAAGTAATCCTTGACAGCTCAGCAAGATTTAGAGTTGTTATGTGTGGTAGGAGGTTTGGTAAATCGGAACTATCTCAGATTGAGATAATATCAAACGCATTACGAGGTTATAATGTAGCATACATAACTCCTACTTATAAACTTGCTAAAACATTCTTTGAGAAACTTACGCAGGTTATTCCATTTGAAAACAATAAGTCGGACCTGATAATATCATTCCCTACTAAAGG